GTGCTATAGTGGCGTCTAAGCTTGATGCTAATGCTGGTTTTGTAAAATTCGCCAATGGCTTCACTATCCAGTGGGGAGCGTTTAATAACGTACCAATAGGAGGTACAATTTCATTTCCTGTTTCTTTTGATACTACCTGCTTCGCAGCAGTTGGTAATGATGTGAATGGCAACAATACTGATAACCAGGTCCATTCATTTAGAGAGCATACTAGAACAGGGGTTAAAGTATATTCTCAGGCGGCGAGAGATGGATTAAATAAAACTAGTGCTTGGGGCAGATATATCGCGGTAGGTAATTAAATAATCCCTAGTGCGAACCAGTAATATGATGCAGCATATCTATCACTCGCTACAAATACAGCTTTTGTATTGCTGCTTTCGCTTACAGAGTTTGCAAAATATCTTGGTGTGTCTGACCCACTCCAATACGCATCAATCGCATTTGCCATGAATAATCTTGTAAATCTAATAGGAAATGTTACTTCCGTTTTTACGACGTTATCTTGGCCACCAATTCCCCACTGGGTATTAGGATATACCAACGGCTATCCAATTACACCACAAAGCAGTCCTACCAAGGCCTATACGCCGACCTGTTATCATAAATCTTGTATTATCTGTTAAAAACATAGATATTACCAGAGGGTCCCCTTCAGTGTTTATATCTGTACCTGAAATACTAAATACTGTAGTAAACGCTATTGGATAACTAATATACGAGTTTTGCTGTGCGTTAAAAACTTTTCCCCACTGGGGAGTTATTTTAATAATTCTATAGTTTTACGTAATTCACGAATGGTTTTGTGTGTATACACCCTGGTAGTGATATCACCTTGTTTATGGCCTAGTAAGGAGCGTAACGTGTTAGGTGGCGCAACCGCATCAAGTAAACTTGCGAATGTATGCCTGGTATCGTGGATAGTATGCTTACAGTTAAGCTGTTTCATAATATCCCGGAAATGCTTACGAAACGTCGTGTAGCTTATAGTAAATAGATACTCATCAGTATTTCTATATATCTGTTCTATTAGTGGCATGATGCGGTGATGAATTGGAATAATACGACCTTCACCGGCTTTTGTTTTAGCGTGTCTCACAATAAGGTATGATGATCGTCTATTGATATCTTGCCTGCGTAAATTAAGTAGCTCACCGATGCGTAGTCCGGTGTAAAGCAGTATTAAAATCATACGGGAATAAGAAGTATCTATTGCCCATAATTTGTTGATTTGTTGGCGAGTAAATACTCTTCTCTTAATCGTTGGGATATTGGGGCCTAGGTTTAAGTGCAGGGCGTAATTAGTGATAGGGTAATCTCTAATGATTGCGTAATTAAATAATTGATTAAGTAACGTACGGACTTTCTTACAAGATGAGTAGGAAAGTCCTTTTACGTGCATGGAATTAATCACATTTTGAAGGTGCTGAAAATGGATATCCGTGATAGGCATATCCGATATGTTGGATATGTGTTTAAAAGCAATGTGATAAGACTTAACAGCGCTATCAGAAATAGACTGAGAGTGAATAGGCAGCCACTCGTTAAATAGTTGCCTTAATGTAATGGTATTGCGTTGTCTACGTTTTAGTATAACAGCGTAACGGCGCATAATTTCACCTCCGAAAGGATACGACTATGAATCAATATGTATTTGTGTTAAACGAAATGGGCGAACGAATTACGTCCTATGTTGATAATACAGTAACGCAAGAGCAGTTGTTAGCAACTGCAAAACAACAATGGCCAGATGCGGCGGATTATATTTACTCTGCAGATGGTGACAGCATGCTAGATGAATTTATGAGCGGTAAATTCTATATAGACGGCAAATTCGTTGCGCCTGATCCGTATGTTCCTACAAAGGAAGATAAGATTAACGCGATTAAATCTGAATACGAGCCTCGCTTCAAATCCTTAGAAGAGGCTCAGCGTAGATTGTTATTAATGGGAAAACCTACTGCAGCTATTAGCGCGCAGTATATTAAATTGAATAACGAAATGGTAACACGTATTAAGGAGGTACAATAATATGCCTAAATATATCGGAGAAAGTAAAGTACCTGTTATGGAATTCTGTGAGTACTGCTGGGAAGTGCTTAACGAAGACGGAACATGCCCAACAGAGGGCTGTGTCCATAATGATTTAATGGACGAGGTAATCAAAGATGAAACTGCCAGTCCTACACAACTTTAATGCAATCAAAGGGGAAGTGATTTCTCTTAACATTGGCTATAACAATGTTGTTGCAAGTGAAAATCTGTTCGCCTGTGTTCGTAAATATTCACCGGACGAAGACTATAAAGCAAAGTTTGACATTGGCGTATCTACTGATGAGCTAGAAAGCGATGAGGCATCTAAAATCACTCTTTCGCTTGATACAAGCGCTTTAGAAGTCGGTAAATATCAATGGGATTTATTTCTTTGGAGTGGCGACCACCCTATTAAATGTCTTGTAAAAGGACAGATTAATATAGTTGACGGTATTAGTAATAGGGGGAAATGATGGACGAACTACACATTCACGAAGACAAGGAAGTAATCAAAGTTAAAGACAATACTCAAATCGTTAAACTACAAGGGCCGAAGGGTGAACCCGGAGAGCAAGGGCCTCCTGGGCCTCCAGGCCCTCCAGGCGAACCTGGTCGAAATGGTATTGACGGATTAAACGGTGAGCGAGGGCTGCAAGGTCCTCCTGGACCTCCTGGGCCGCCTGGTGCTCCTGGTAAAGATGGAGTTAATGGCCTTAATGGCGACCCTGGTCCTAAAGGTGAACCAGGTAAAGATGGAAAACCGTTTACTTACGATATGTTCACGGCAGAGCAATTAGCGGCTTTAAAAGGGCCAAAGGGCGATCCCGGACCGCCTGGTCCTCCTGGAACTGGTGCTAATGTAGATTTATCTGCTTATGCAACTAAACAAGATGCCGACAATCTGTATCTAAAAAAAGTAGATATAAGAAATTACCTTACTATGCTAGGCGACGTTAGATACGCATACAAAACAGAATTAACTAGTTATTTACTAAAAACCGATGCTGAAACCAAATATAGCAAAAAGACTGAATTAGATAACTATGTTAAAAAATCTGAAATTAATCAGTATACTTCAGCATCTAATGTACAACTTACTCCAGAACAACTTGAAAAATTAAGAGGACCACAAGGACCTAAAGGCGAGCCGTTTAGATATAGCGACTTTACACAAGACCAACTTAATTCACTTAAAGGGCCAAAGGGTGATAAAGGCGAGCCATTCAAATATTCTGATTTTACGGCGGAACAATTACTGGCATTAAAAGGACCTAAAGGAGACCCTGGAAGCGGTGGTGGACAAGTAACTTCACAACCAATCGAAATATATGAAGTGGTTTGGGGTAATGCTAAGGCTGGAGCATATGGTGCGGACAGAGGATATTTAGCGTTTGACCCATTAACTGGTTGGGGGTACTTGCACTTTGATTTTAATTTGACTAACCCTTCTGGCAATGGGGGGATGGTCGCACAGCTCCCACCAAATGCACCAGTCGCAGTACGACTAATAGAAAAAAGCGTTAATGTAAATAACAATAGTGTTTATGTTGAGAAAAACAGCCGTATAATTAAAGCCTGGGGTGTACCAGCGAACACTCGGTATATTATTGATATTATTGGTTTTTGGAGAAAGGGGTAACAGATGTGGACATGGCAGTTTGAATTGAATGACATACTAACCACCCTTACAATTGTAGGGGTGGTTGCAGGTGCAGGATATAGATTGTTGATTATTCCGTTGTTACAACAATTAGACTCACAACGGATGCAAGACAATCTTATTTTTCAAGAAAAATGGGGTGTGTTAACTGATACTCTAAAAGACTTGAAAGATGAAATTAAATTATCACGTGCAGAACGAATTAAAGCCGAGAGCAAGCAAGTGTTACTATCTGCAAAAGTTGAAGCCTTAGAAGTTCGTGTTGATGATATTAAGGGGGAGCTACATGAACTTACCAACAAATCTCATCAACACAATTAAAAAATCATATCAATCTGTGAGGGTGGCTAACTTCCACCCTACAGGTATATTAGCCACACGGGCACTAGTATTTGTTATGCTAGTGCCTATTTTATTGGTGGTCACTCAATATGTTATGTCGTTTATCAGCGGATACGTATCAGACGATGCAAACAAGCTGATTAACGTAGGCATCAATATTATTGACCACATATTCATACCTAGTGTCTTAACGGCTATTGTAGGGTTCTTAGGTCTTTGGATAGACCAAAATAACAATGGTATTCCGGATAGATTAGAAGAGGAGGATAAACGATGAAAGTTTTTATTAATCCCGGTCATGACATTAATTTAGATAGTGGAGCAGTTAACCCAGTATATGGTACTCGTGAATGCGACGTAGCTCGTGATGCGGGCAAGATGTTAGCGCGCTATCTTGAAACCGCAGGATGTGAAGTACGTACACTCCAAGATGATGATTTAGGTCTAGTATGTTCTGAATCTGATTCTTGGGGCGCAGATATCTTTGTGTCTCTACACTGTAATGCATTTAACACGGAAGCTCGAGGAACTGAAACACTGTATAAGTCCTTTAATGGGCAACGCCTAGCAAACGACATTCAAAGTCAAATTATCCGAAGCATTAATACAGTTGATCGTGGTGTTAAGAAACGCGACGACCTTTGGGTACTAAATGGTACAGATGCAACCGCGGTATTAGTTGAAATGGCATTCATCGATAACGAAGAAGATCATGCTATGTTATCTAACGACCTTGATACTATCGTTCGCGCTATTGCTAGGGGGATTACTGACTACGCAGGAGGGGTATGATGTATGACAAAATCAAAATTTTACTTAATAGCCTTAGTTACCGCCATGCTGTTATCGGTGGTATTGTGCTCCTCTCCGTCTTTTGCTGCTGGTACATCTTCCACGAACCAAGCGGAAGGCACAATAACGATTCCCTTAACACAGTGGAACGAATTGAAAAGCAACAACGAGAAAGCCTTAAGCTTAATCGAGACATCCAGTCTTCCATTGACCGAAGCGCAGACCTTAGTCGTGAAGCAAAGGGAAGAGTTGAACGAAGCACACAATACAATATCGACATTGGAAACAGAATTGATGAAAGCCAAAATGCTATCCATGAAGCAAGAGGTTACCTTGAACGAAATGTCGAGCTCTTTGATAGAATTGAAAGGGCAAATCGACAACGACAAGAGAACAATCAAACGACTACGGATGCAGCGCAACCTATCTCAGATGGTGGGAGCGGGAGCAGTAATCGGAGTAGTGATTCATCGGTAAAGAGGTGATCCAAATATCTCCCTAGCCTTACGAGGGTGGACGTAAGGCAAGCCCCAGGTAAATACTACCTGGGGCTTTTTGTGTTTGACATCATTTTGACATCATTTTATTAAAAAATATGTAGAAATATAGGTAAATAAGAAAGTATAAAAGGCAGTAAAATACTGTGTTTATAGGGTTTGTCAGTGGTGTATAAGTAAACTCTTAATCAGGGTGTCCAGGGTTCGAACCCCTGGTGGTCCACCAAATAAACCCGCACAGTAGTGCGGGTTTTTCTTTTGACATCATTTTTATCAGGGTACCTTTTGACATCATTTTGACATCAATTAGAATATGTTTGAAATCTTTTCTACGACATCGGCTTCCATAATCGGAGTAACATGAGAGTAGGTATCCATCGTTTGTTGATACGAGGAATGGCCAAGTCTCATTTGTACGACTTTAAAGTTTACTCCTGCTTCTAATAATAGGGTAGCATGTGTATGGCGAGTATCGTGCATCGTAAAGTCAGGTCTACCGATTGCGGTGGCCAACTTTTTACATTTTAAAGAAACCTTAGCCGGATCACGAGGACTTCCAAACTTACCCGGGAACACGAGATTATTATTTCTCCAGTTCGTTGCTTTTAGGCGCCGTTTATCGATGCATGTACGAAGTTTTAAAAGCTCTGCGATAGTTTTATCGTCGAGCGATATAGAACGCCTAGACGAGCTGTTTTTAGTCGTTTTTGAGAGAGTGGTTACTTCATTGATACGTAAAACTGTCTGATTGACGGTTAACGTCTTTTGCTTAAGATTGACATCATCCCAGGTTAAACCGAGTATCTCGCTACGGCGTAAACCTGTAGTAAATGCTAGCTTAAACAGGGCGTGCCATTCGACATCATCGATTTGCTCGAGGAAGGTTTCAACCTCTTCTTTAGATAGCGTTACCATTTCACGTTTACGCTCTTGTTTAGGCTTTTTAACTAATGTGGCCACATTCTTCGAGAGTATCTCATCCATGACGGCCTGCTTTAGGATAGCTCTTAGAACGGTTAGCGTGTAACTGATAGTCCGAGCGGATAAATGACTCATGCTATCCATGAGTGCTCTTACGTTCAAGGCTGATAGCTCAACTAATCGTATCGAGCCTATGAAAGGCACAATATAGGTTTTAATAATATATTGGTAAGAGGATAGGGTATTCTGTGAAACCGTATCCGTTTTAAGTCGGATCCAATACTCGCACCATCGCTCGATTGTAATCGTGTTATCGTAGTTAGCACATTGCGCTAGCGACTCAACGTAGGCATCACGTTCAGCAATAGCAGCTTTCTTGGTAGTGCCATAAAAGTATTTACGCTTACCGTTTATCATCTTTGACACTTGATAGCGTCCGTCCTCTCGTTTTTTAGCCATAAAAATAACCTCCTCGGCTTAAATTTGGGTATAAGAAATAAGCCTTAGAGGTTTTATGTGATATAATGATATTGGGGTAAAAATGAAATACCTCTAAGGTATGTAATTTTTAGTGGCCCTCACTGCGGTGAGGGCTTATTTTTTTTACCTAAAAGACAGAATCTAGTACATTGTCATACCAGTGCTTTTTCTTTTTAGGCTGCTCTTGCTGTACTTCTTCAGAAGAAGCTTGGTGTATCTCGTTAGCGGCTTGCCATTTCGCTAATGCGTTCTTAGTACCTTCATCGACTTTGCGTAAATCGTCCGCCTGTTCTTTTGTCATGTTGATAGTACGTTCGAGATATTCCTGTTCGTCTAGTAATTCCGTGCTCCCGTCATCGTAATGCACTAGTACCTTAGGACCGTCTAAAGCCTTAAATTCATCGTGAGATACCTCAGTTCTAGCGAACCCCGTAACTGTAACTAAGGCAAGCATAGTAGTAATTAATAAAGTCTTTTTCATGTTAACATCTCCCTATGTTAAATAATATGATGATAAAAGTCGATTCCGTTAATGTCTCCATCTTCAATCTGAGACATTCCAACCATACGTTCGACTAAATTAACGTGATGATCTACATAAAAGTCATCGCGAATAATATGACTTAACTCATGCTTTATTTCCTCCCTCATGCGTTCATGGGGAAGATTTTTATTAATGTAGATATTATGAGTGTCTACATCTTCTGATTCCTCAGAAACTGCTTTAGCATTTGGTAAGTCACAATAGATAAGGTTAATAACCAATACTACCACTCTCCCTTGTGTGTATTACTTATGTTTAGATTTTAAGAACTCTATGTATTTGACTGTTTCTTCCATCTCCTCTTTAGTGATATCTTTAGCAGCAGAGAAGAGCATACGAGCCCCTGGACGTGTGCGTAGGTATTCAGCAAATTCGGCTGCTTCACGGTCGGTGTAATAGCCGTCTGTATATTTCTCTACTAGTTCAGACTTAGGAACGCCAAAATAGTTTGCTAATAGTTCAATTTTATCGATTCTAGGATATGTATTTCCCTTTACCCAATCGGTAAACGTAGTATACTTTAACCCTAAATCAGCGCATATTTTATTGCGATCAATTCCTCGGCTATCCATTAGTCGTTGAATATTCTCAGCCATAATAGCCTTGTTGCCTAAATCACTCATAAGAACCTCTCAAAATATGGAATATATTAATTAATACACCTATATATTACGATATTTTCGTAATAAAATCAATATTTTACGGAAATTTTACGATAATTTAAGTTTAGTTTATGGACATTACGGATAAACCGTAGTAGAATGATGACTGTAAACAAGATGTGAGTATCGAGAAAGGAGGTAGCTTATGAAGTATACATTAAAGATGTTAAGGGCTTCAAAAAACTGGTCTCAACTTACGGCATCTAAAGCGATTGGAGTGTCTGTTGATACTTGGGGGAATTGGGAGCGCAAACGCTCTTTCCCTGATGTTCCTCACATAAAAAAGATACAAGAAGTATTTGGTGTAACGTATGACGACATTATTTTTTTATAGTTGGTTACGGTTAAACCGTTACGGAGGATAGGTTATGAAAGAATTCGTAATCAGAATGTTCGGCGAATCCATTACGGAACGCATGAACGAGTTAGGCATGACTAAGACGGCACTGATCAAACAAGCTGAAATCTCGATGGATACGTTAAACCGAGCTATCAAGGGCAAGTCAGTGCAAATGTCGACAGTCGTTGGTATCTGCTATGCGTTGTGTGTCGATGATAACGAAAGTCACGACTTTTGGGAAACCGATTACTACAACCCTAAATTAGATAGGAGGTAACTATGAATAAAAAACAATTATTAGAACTAGCTAGTTGTTGTTTATGGATTTTAGCACTGGGCTTGTCTGCAGGTATAAGTTTATTCATGATGTTATCCCTGGTGCTTCTAGCATTCTAGGAGGTACCTATGAATAAGATGTGTATCACAGTAGCGGAAGCTGCAGAACTTGCTAGCGTACCGCAAGCCGTTATCCGAGAATGGGCGCAAGATTTTGACTTCCCTTCAATGAAAATCGGTAAGCGTGGAGGTAAACGCCTTATCCACGTTGATTCGTTTAATGCTTGGCTTGCAAAACGATGCCAGGCACGAATAGGAGAGTAGACATGATGAAAGTAGTTTATGTGCTTCGCATTATTGCAGCCATATTAGTAGTAGGAACTGTCGGTTCTATCGAAATAGACCGCATTGATTTATGGACTGGTATGTGCCAGGGGTTACTAGGTATCACTCTTTGGTTACTCACTGGATACTGGATTGAGGAGTTAAAAGAGTATGAACGATAAACGATGCTCCTTCTGTAATAAAAGGATTAAAAGTCCTTACACAAATTGGTCGTACCTGACAGGTAAGCCCCGTATCGTGTGCGATAACTGTAAAGACATACACCCGTGTGTAAATAGAATAACACGTTTATCCAAACGTGCCTAGTGAAAGGAGGTGAGGACATTGCGAGACTGTACAACGTGCCCTAATAGAGATTACTGCATTCCTGATGAGTGCGAGCACCTGGGCACAAAAAAAAGCACCCCAAAGCACGGCAATGCTAAAGGGCGCATAGAAAAATATCCATTTAAAGTATATCACATAGTTAAACCGAAAGGGAATAGAACAATGATCGAGTTAAAAATCACAGTTGATAAAGCAGTTGAATTAGAACAAGAAGTGAAAGACCTATATCAATCCATCGTAGGCGCTCCAGTTAAAGAAGAAACACCAGCTAAGAATGAAGCTCCTAAGAAAGCTGAACCAGTTAAAGAAGAAGCTCCTGAACCTGTTAAAGAAGCACCAGCTCCTAAGGAAGAAGAACCCGCACCTACAGTAGAACCTGAAAAAGAAGTACCGAGCCTTGAAGCAACTCGTGAAGCAGTGAAAGACGTAATGGCAAAAGCTACTGATAAAACGAAAGCTAAAGGCGAATTCAAAGCCTTCTTAGATAGCATCGGCGCTGAAAAGGTAACATCTGCTACCGATGAACAACGTATTCAAATTATGGAATGGGTGAATAGCCGTGGCTAAGAAACACGCCTTACTAGGTGCATCCAGTAGCGCCAGGTGGTTAGTATGTACTCCTTCAGCAAGACTAGAAGCGATGTTCCCTGATGAACAATCGCCCTACGCTGCGGAAGGTACTGTAGCACATGACCTGGCAGAAGCAATTCTCCGACATAAGTTAGAAGGCAAGAAAGCCCCTAAGCTAGACGACTACTCCGCTGAAATGATAGAAGCGGTTAATCGATATGTCGATATTTGCGAAGAGAAGGTAAACGAAGCGAAAGCCCGTTCATCTGATGCGGAAGCCATGATAGAAGCACGGCTCGACTTCTCTCGTTGGGTACCTGAAGGGTTCGGTACGGGTGACATGGTAATCGTAGCCGATGGCATCCTGGAAGTGATTGACCTGAAGTATGGTAAGGGCGTTCCTGTTAGTGCTGTTGAAAACACGCAAATGCGACTCTACGCATTAGGTGCTTACGACGTTAACGAGTACTTGTACGACATCAAAACAGTTCGTATGACGATCGTTCAACCAAGACTTGATAGAGTGTCTACCGACGAAATGTCACTTGAAGAATTACTAGATTGGGGCGAAGATATCAAACCTATTGCACAACGTGCCTGGGAAGGTATCGGCGAATGTACACCTTGCGATTACTGTAACTTCTGTAAAGCACGGCACACCTGCCGAGCATTGGCAGATACTTGCCTTGCTACATTCTACAAGAATGGCGGTAAGCTCAATCAATTACTTACTGACAGCGAAGTATCTGACATCCTAGGGATGAAAGATTTAATCACAAAGTGGATTAAAGGTGTTTACGACTTTGCATATGAGAAGGCATTATCGGGTGAAAAGCAATGGCCTGGATATAAATTAGTGGAAGGTACATCAAGACGTACAATTACGGATCCAGACGCCGCTGCTAAAACATTACTCGATAACGGCTACAAAGAAGAGGAAATCTTCAAGCCTCGAGAACTCGAAGGTATCACGAACTTACAAAAGGTACTCGGTAAAAAGGGCGTTGCCGAATACTTAGAAGCATATATCGATAAACCGGAAGGCAAGCCTACGCTTGTACCGGAAAGCGATAAACGCCCAGCAATTAATACAGTTGAAACAATGATGAATGAATTTGAAGATGAGGTATAAGAGATGAAAACTTTAACAACAGCACTAGCAATTTCCGCGTTAGCAGTAAACGTAGTTGGCGCAACTAGTAATAACACAGTAGGCGGTACAGATAATACTATCTCCGCAACATCTACAAGCTCCGCGGTATGGGGCTTCCAAAACAACATCGACGCTAATAACGCATTAGCGTTCGGCACTAACAATACTGTAACTGGTGAAAATGGCTTCGCAGGTGGTAATAATGCTACTGCAGCAGGTCGTAACTCCTTTGCGTTTGGCTCCCATGCTGAAAGCCTAGTTGAGTACACAGTGGCAATCGGCAATCAAGCCAGAGTTTCCAGTTATGATAGCGTTGCTATCGGCAACGGTGCGTTCGTATCCGGTGAATCCAGTGTAGTGCTTGGCCGCACTAATAATGTTACAGGTGCTGACACTGTGGTTGTCGGTGCTAACAATGGCACAGTAGCAGGTGGCCAATCCGCCGTAGTTGGCTACAACAATAAAATCGGTGCTGACAAAGAGCAATTAGTGTTCGGGTCTAATTCCGAATCTAATGGTCAAGGTGCTCTTACATTTGGCACTCATGCCAAATCCTTAGCCACTGACGCCGTTGCATTCGGTAACAATACGATTGCTGATAAAGCAAATTCTGTAGCAATCGGCACTAACAGCGTTACAGATAGCGCCGTTGGAGTTGACGGCATCACGATTAATGGCACTAAGCACGTATTTGCTGGTGAACAACCAGCAAGCGTAGTGTCCTTTGGTTCTAAAGCCCGTGCTGGCGCAGGCGGAGTAACTCAATACAACCGCCAACTTACGAATATTAGCGCTGGTCAAATCTCCGCCGACTCCTTAGACGCTGTGAACGGCTCCCAGCTATTCGCTGCGATTGATGAAATCGAAACTAACGCTAAACAAATTGCTAAAAACAAACAAAATATTAAAGACGTGGCAATCGGTTTGAACATGCTAGGCGATGTAGTGAATGATCACGAACAAGCTATCGCAGGTAATACTACCGCAATCGCCAACAACACTAACCGCATCAATGGTAATACATCTGCTATCAATTCCCTTGGCCAAAAGGTAACTGCTAATACAGCGGATATTAGAAGCCTTGAACATGTGGCAGACAATCACGAAGAGCGTATCACGACTTTAGAAAATCGTTCTTTGGGCTTAGCTAATGACATTAACAACAAAGTCAACAATCTTGGCCAACGTGTTAATAAGTTAGGGGCAAGTTCCGCAGCACTTGCAGGCTTGCACCCATTAGACTTTAACAGAAACGACAAAGTCAGCTATGCTGTAAGTTACGGCCATTACCGTAACAGTAATGCAGTAGCGCTCGGTGTATTCGCTAGACCTAATGAACGTATCATGCTTGGCTTTGGTGCTACTTTAGGCGGTGAGAACCAATACACCGTAAACGTAGCATTCAAAACTGGTAAAGGTAGCGACTACATCGCTGAAGCCAAAGATGCACAAAGCCGCATCAGTAAACTTGAAGCACTCGTAAACAAATTAATGACTGAAGTAGAAGCTAACAAATAATTCATTTAAAGAAGGAGACCGTAACAATGGCTAAATTAACAACTGGTATCGTAAGACTTTCCTATGCAAACATCGCTCAACCTCGTAAAAACGACGACGGCAAAGCAAAATATAGTTCCCAAATCATCATCGACAAAACAGATAAGAAAACAATCAAAGCATTTGAACGTGCTATCGAAGAACTTAAAGCTGATCCAAAAGCAGTAGCTAAGGTAGAAGGTAAAGCAGCATACCTTAAATTGAACTTACGCGATGGTGATACAGATGAAGCTGTAGCAGACCAGCCTGAAACATATGCAGGCAAGTTCTTCATCAATGCTAACAGTGATAAACAACCTATCGTATTCACTCGTGACAAAATTAAGATGGACCAATTCGACATCGAAGAAGAAATCTACTCCGGTGTATACGCGCAGGTCGCATTATCCGTATTCGCTTACAACTTCAATGGTAAGAAAGGCGTAGGCTTTGGTCTAAATGGCGTTCGTAAAGTTAAAGATGGTGACCGCCTCGGTGGTGTTCACGTATCTGCTAGCGACTTTGGTGACGACGATTTAGGCGACCTAGACGATGACGATTTAATCTAAGGAGGCATATATGGAGCTCAGTATTGATGTGGAAACGTATTCTGACTGCCCTATTAAATATGGGGCCCAGCGATACGTTGATGATACAACATTTGAAATACTGCTCTTTGCCTATAGCTTCGACGATGAACCGGTCGAAGTAATTGATATGACAAAGGATCCACTACCTGAAAGGGTAGTGGATGCCTTATATAACAAGGAAATTACAAAGACCGCCTTTAACGCAGCATTTGAAATGCTGTGCCTAAAGAAGTATTACCCTGATGCGGATTACACGAACTGGGAATGTACGTCGGTACTTGCCTTGTACTGTAGCTTACCGGCTAGCCTCGACAATGTGTCGAAGGCTTTGAAATTAGGAGAAACCAAGGACTCACGAGGTAAACGCTTAATTCAGTTCTTCTCTGTACCACGAAAGCCAACTAAGACGAATCCTAAGACACGAAATATGCCCGAGGATGCGCCTGAGAAATGGGCGGAATACATTGAATACAACCGTCAGGACGTGGTAGTAGAAAAGGCAATTCGTAAACGCTTACTTTCATTAAAGCCTCCTGCTATCGAGCATGAGTACTGGCTACTCGACCAAGATATCAACTGGCGAGGCGTGAAAGTAGATATGGAACTCGTCGATGCAGCGCTTGCCTGCAACGACGAAATTGTGGAAGAAGCTACCGAGTCATCCAAGATATTAACGGGATTAGAAAACCCTAACAGTACCATGCAACTTAAAGAGTGGCTAACTGCGAGATTGGGATATGATCTAGAAACAATGCGAAAAGACGATGTATCAAACCTCTTAGCACAGGATATCCCCTCTGATGTTCGCAAGGTACTGCAAAATAGACAGGTGCTCGGTAACTCCTCCATTAAAAAATACTTAGCCATGAAAAACGCTGTATGTTCAGATGGTCGTATTCACGGCATGCTTCAGTTTTATGGAGCTATGCGTAGCGGACGATGGGCAGGACGTGTAGTACAGCTACAGAACCTCCCTCGTAACTACTTAGAAGACTTAGACACAGCACGGGAAGTTCTAAAAAGTAGAGATGTAGAAATGCTAGACCTACTTTACGGAAACCCTGGTGACGTGATTAAGCAACTTATCCGTACTGCTCTTGTAGCAGAAGAAGGGCACCGATTTATTGTAGCTGACTTTAGTGCTATTGAAGCACGTGTTATTGCCTGGCTTGCTCACGAGCAGTGGCGCCAAGATGTATTCGCTCAAGGCGGAGACATCTATTGCGCTTCCGCATCAAGCATGTTCCACGTACCAGTTGAGAAGCACGGAGTTAACGGGCACCTACGGCAAAAAGGTAAAGTGGCCGAGTTAGCGCTAGGGTATGGTGGCGGTGTAGGTGCTATGAAAGCGATGGACACTAAAGGGGAAATTCCTGAAACGGAACTCCCTGGCATCATCGAAGCATGGCGACAAGCTAGTCCACGAATTACGAGATTTTGGAAAGATGCAGACAGCGCAGCAAAGCAAGTCGTGAGAACAGGAGAATCAGTACGAATTAAGCAAGGCAATATTAAATTCTTTAAATCGAAAGGCTTCCTGTTCATCGAATTACCATCCGGTCGAAGACTAGCCTATGCAAGACCTAGACTTGGGCTTAACAGATTCGGTAGTGAATCGATTGAGTATGACGGAATGGATCAGGTTAAGAATACATGGGGCAGAGTTGAGACCTACGGCGGAAAGCTCGTCGAAAACATTGTACAGGCAGTGGCGAGAGATTGCTTAGCCGCATCAATGCTCAGACTGGCAAAAGCTGGTTACAAAATTGTAGCCCACATCCACGACGAAGTGGTTATCGAAGCGCCAATAGGCGAAGGCAGTTTAGAAGAAGTTATAGATATTATGTGTGAACCTGAACCCTGGAATGAAGGGCTCATATTAAACGCAGCAGGGTTTGAGAACCCTTACTATATGAAGGATTAGGAGGACAATCCGTATGAAACTCTCAAAACAACAAATTCAACAACAACGCGAAGCAATCGACGGCTTATATGAACTCGTAAAAGATGCACCAGCTAGCGAACGTAAAGATTCTGCTATGGCGTACTGCGAAGGATGTATTGCTGCTTGCGACCTCGCGCTTAAGATATTAAATGGCAAGAAAGCAGAAGCTCCTAAGACTGAGGAACCTCCAAAGGTAGAAGAGCCTACTGTTTCGGAAGAACCAAAGCCAAAACGAAAACGCACTACTAAAAAGAAAGAAGAACCAGTAGTCGAAGCTCCGGTAGTTGAGGAAACTCCTGAAGAAGATGATTTAGACGATTTGTTATAAGAGAAAGGATAGCGCCTTATGAGGGTCTTATTCAATCTACAAGTACAACAGCTGTACGACCTAGTGCGGCGCAAACAAGTTTCACCATTTACCCCTGCAAGCCATTACCACGTACCTTGCGGACACTCCTTCGCTAACCTATGGTCTATGGAGTCAAACGGGTTTGGAATAGCGCCTTGCCGGGAATCAGAAGAGTTCTATTGCCCGAGTTGTGGCGAACGGATCCACGCTAAAGGGTTTACTGCGGAAGTTGGATATAGCGCCACCGTTCCTTTATCCCTGGACCTATCAATTATAGATAGGGGCGATAAACTGGACGTGCAATTTGAGTACGACACAGTATATGCCGACGGAGATACAGGTATGATATACAAAGGCTATAAATCTCATGTCATCGATGTGGTGCGGTTTGACTTTAAGCAAAGAAAAACCTTTATCATACTTAAGAAACGCTCACGCAGTGATGTCGTCGAAGAATCGGCGGTTTCCCCTGCGCGTTTAAGCAACAGCCCTTTATCATTAGCTTGGTTTGTAGCCACACCTGACTGCAGACTGCATAACCATCAAGATGAGCTAAAACGCTTCGCTAAGGTGTTAAAAGAAGTGTTCTTCGAGAAGCTATCAAAGGTCGTAGGTTATAAAGTTAAATCTATTAGACAAGGCGTACAGGTGTCTAACAATTACGGAGTTCTAGATAACCTACTTCATAACTTAGTATGGAAGTTACAAGCTCCGGATGCACCGGCTATCAATGATAGTCTTAAACGAGACTATGATGACTTCTATAATCGGAAATTTCCTAACGAGACACTTGGTATGGGTAACGTATTAGAGTTAACGACAAAAGGTGATTCCTTTGTAAAGGCCTTAATCAAGGCTCATAACTTACCTGATGCTAGATGGGTTAGGAGGTTATTACACGATAGACCGTTCTTCTATACGAAGATCATCAAAGTTATGGCTGCGTTATTTAAGAACAAGGACTATCAAAAGGCTATGGTCGATGTCGTTAAAGATAACGCCGATAATACAAGTTATATCCAGTCTTGGCCATTATGGCGAGATGACCGTGATTTATCTGTCATTCGTAAATTTGTTAACATCCTTAGCCATCAATATGGCGAGCGCCAGGCGTTCTTATTTATTAGAAATGCACCGTCCTATCACGATATCAGAGATACAGCTAGTATGTACTTCGAGTTATCGAGAAGTCGCCGTAAAGAGGTTTGGGATAGTCACATCCAGGTGCGAAGCCTACATGACACTATCGCGAGAATGCAAAAGTTTGACAAGGTGGAAGACGAAATCGTACAGCAGCGTAAAACACATATGGCACTAGCTGATATGGTTGACGGTTACCGCTTCATGGCGATAGGTTCTACTCATGGCATCGTTGATATGGGTATACAGCTTAATAACTGTGTAAGCTCCTATATCAAAAAAGTAAAAGCTGAAACCTGTGCTATCGTAGGTGTCTATAAATGTAACGAGCCTGTAGCGTGTATCGAGGTTAACCCCGTTAATGATGCGGATGACTTCGTAGAGATACACCAGGCTAAACTTAAAAACAATCGTGGTGTATATGAAGACCACGATATCAATGGGGCTGTTAGTCAGTGGGCTACCTCTCACGGATTAAGCGTTCCGGCGTATGTACGAGATATCCAATTTGCAAAGGGAGGAGCGATGTAACATGGATACACAAATCATCATAGCTACGGGCAGAAGTCGCTCCGCCCGTAGCTGGAAATCTGACAAAATGACTTGGAGTGCTTTGGCCAATAAATTGGCTGAACCTACTGTAACGAATGAAACGGCTGCTGAATACGCCAAGATGTCTAAAGCTGATCAAGGCCAAAAGAAAGACGTCGGCGGTTTTGTAGGTGGCTATATTCCTAAAAATGGTAGACGGATTAGAGGTGCTGTTAAAGAGCGGTATTTGATTACTCTTGATGCGGATAATCCTGGTGAAGATTTCATCGTAGACCTAGATATGGAATTAGGCGGTATGGAGTACGTACTATACAGTACACATAGTCACACGGCTGACAATCCACGATATCGCGTAATTATCCCAGTCGATAGACCTATGACGCCGGATGAGTATCAAGCAGTCTCAAGACGAATTGCTGATAATATCGGGATTGAGTTTTTTGACCCGTCCACGCACCAAGCTGAACGCCTTATGTATTGGCCGAGCCATCCTAAGGATGTCGAGTACGTTTACCTACACAGCGAAGGCTCACTCGTTTCCGTCGATACGTATTTAAGTACGTACAGAGATTGGCGAGATACGAGTCTTTGGCCGACATCGGAAAAGGAATCACAAATCCGACTTGATGCAGCCAAGAAGCAAGGCAATCCATTAGAGAAAAAAGGCCTTATCGGTGCTTTTTGTAGGTGCTACAGTATCACGGAAGCGATACATAAGTTTCTCCCTGAAGTCTATGAACCTACAGCGGTCGAAGACCGATACACGTATGTAGCCGGTAGCTCAGTAGGTGGCTTAGTGATTTACGATAACGACACCTTCGCTTACTCCAACCATGCGACTGACCCTATCAGCGGTAAACTCGTTAATGCGTTTGACCTTGTCCGGATCCACTTATTCGGAGATAAGGACCCGGCGGATGGGACCAGCGTTACTAAACTGCCTAGCTATAAAGCCATGATGGACTTCGTCAACGAAGATGGCGCCGCACCAATCCTGCTCGACAAGGAACGTATGGCGGATATGGATTTCGAGGGTATCACGGACGATGACGAGGACTTCTTATCAAAGTTAAAGCGTGATAAAAATGGTACGCCTGAGTCTGATGTGTTCAACTGTTTAGTAGTACTTAAACAGGACCCTTCTTTAAAAGGTAAAATCCGTCTTGATGAATTCGCGCACCGTTTGGTCGTAATTGACGACCTTCCGTGGCGTGATAAGGACGAAACCCCTTATTGGACGGACACCGACGATGCGTGCCTACGTAACTACTTTGCTACGAAATACCTTATTAAGGGTAAAGGCACCATCGATGATGCACTCCAGGAAGTAACGCAAGATAATAAATTCCATCCGGTGCGCCAGTACTTAACCGGTTTAACTTGGGACGGTGAATGTAGACTTGATACTCTCTTCATCGACTACATTGGAGCTGAAGATACCGAATACATCCGAGCGGTTACTCGTAAATGGATGTGCGGTGCCGTAGCTCGTGTTATGGATCCAGGTGTTAAGTTTGATACGGCGATTGTGTTATATGGTTCTCAAGGGTTAGGTAAGTCCCTTATCTTGGAACGGTTAGGCCGTAAATGGTTTAACAACTCACTCGTTGATATCAAAACCAAAGACGCCCTAGAACAAATTCAGGGCTCTTGGGTAGTTGAACTTGCAGAGCTTGCACCGACCTATAAGAACGATAATGAAATCGTTAAGGCTTTTATCAGCCGTACCGCTGACCGGTTCCGCTCACCTTACGGTAGACGGACAGAAGAGTATCCTCGCCAGTGTGTATTCGCCGGTTCTACCAATAATCTTATGTTCCTAAAGGACCGTACCGGTAACCGCCGATTCTGGCCAATTACTGGAGATAAGGACCGCAAGACTAAGAACGCCTGGGAGTTGGCAAATGAAGAAATTGACCAATTATGGGCGGAAGCGTTCACGTATTGGGCGGAAGGTGAACCTCTTGTATTAGAAGGCGAACTCGAAGAGGAAGCCCTTAGAATCCAATTATCTCACACTGAAGGCGGTGAACTCGTAGGGCTCATTGAGGAGTACCTCGAAATGCTACTTCCTGAAGACTGGGAAACAATGGATATCTACGATAGGCGAGATTATGTCGCTAATTATGGCGATGACGATCATTGTGGTTCAGTGCAGCGGGAGCGAGTGTGTGCCCTTGAGATATGGTGTGAAGTGCTTGGCGGTGACAGGAAGAACCTGCAGAACGCAAAGGCAAGAGAGATTATTGACATCTTGCAATCAACGCCAGGCTGGAACCCGTATACAAAAGGAACCGGAAAAGCACGTTTTGGCAGGCTTTATGGTCCGCAAAGAGCGTTTATAAAGGAAGGCACAGACCTCCTATCTATCTACAAACGAAATCATGGTAAGTAGGTGTGTCCAATTATTTGAGGTGTGTCCAATTATTTTATAGGTGCGAATGTTCGTAAAAATAATTATTCAAGCCTATACATCGATAAATTTTAATATATGCTAATAATTGGACACACCAAACACGTCTGGACACACTAATCGGACACGGACAAAAAGAAGATAACTTCTAATCTAAATAGTAATATGTATCTAGTGTGTCCAATTATTTATATAAAAATAAAAAAATAAATATATGAATAAATGGGTGTATATATATAAGCGTAAAAAACCCGTATACGCGTATATATATATGTTGGAAAAAAATTGGGCACTTCGGACACACCCCCCCCTATAAATCCAGTAACCACGTAGGTTTGTAGGCGTGTCCGATGGTGTGTCCAAGCATTAATTGAGAACGAGGTGAGAACGATAGAAAAAGACATCGAACGGTGGTTAGGAAATCAACTCAAAAAAATGGGGTGCATATATATGAAATTCGTATCACCTGGAAATGATGGTGTACCGGATCGGATTATTGTACTTCCTGGAGGCGGTGTCATATTCGTCGAGTTAAAGGATACAACCGGAAAGCTAATGGCTAACCAACGGGCACAGATTTCACGATTACGAAAGCAAGGCGCTTTGGTGTTTGTGGTAACCGGAATGTCTGACGCCAAGTTATTTGTTGAAGATATGGAAAGGGCGATACATGGACTTTCATCCACACGAGTATCAAAGCATTGCAATACAACGAATCATTGATAACACCCATTACGGGTTGTTACTGGATATGGGTTTAGGTAAGACCATATCTACCCTTATTGCGATTGAACGGCTTATGTATGATTACTTTGATATTAAAAAAGTATTACTCATCGCACCTAAGAAGGTAGCAGAATCTACATGGGCCCAAGAGTCGCAAAAATGGAGTGCTACAAGACGTTTAACGGTGGCTAAGGTGTTAGGTTCCGAGAGGGACCGCATACAGGCCTTAGAGAGTGAATCTGACGTTTATGTGATAAATCGTGAAAACGTGCAATGGTTGTATGAGTACTATCGTAAGAAAAAATCGTTCCCATTCGATATGTTAGTTATCGATGAGAGTTCTTCGTTTAAGAACCCACAGGCTAAACGGTTTAAGGCGATACGAAAACTCCGTCCATTGTTTAAACGGATTGTCATACTAACAGGTACACCAGCACCAAATACGTTATTAGATATTTGGGCACAAATGTATCTCTTAGATGGCGGCGAACGATTAGGTAAGACGATTACTGAATATCGTGCCCGATACTTTACACCGGACAAAACAAACGGACACGTCGTGTACAGTTACCGACTACTGCCAGGCGGTGACAAGGCGATATTCAGTAAGATGCAAGATATCTGTATGAGCCTAAAAGCGAAGGACTATCTTACCCTACCCGAACGTATCGAGAATGTCATCACAGTAGAGATGAACCCGAAAGAATGGGAGCTCTATAAACAGATGGAACGTGAGCACGTGCTTAGTTTAGCCAGTGATGACGATGTGAGCGCGTTGAATGCAGCAGCACTCGCCGGTAAATTGTTACAACTGGCGAATGGATCCATTTATAACGATGATGGTGAAATCGTAGTCGTCCATAACGAGAAGATTGAACGATTGAAAGAATTGGTAGAAACGAATGAAGGAAAACCGATGTTAGTGTTCTACAACTTTAAACATGACCTTCAATCCATTAAGGAGGCTTTTCCGAAAGCCGTTGAATTAAAGACCGATGATGATGTAGCTGAGTGGAACAAGGGTAGGATACAAATGTTACTGGCCCATCCCGCATCAGCAGGATACGGGTTAAACCTTCAAGCCGGTGGCAATATCATCGTATGGTATGGGCTAACTTGGAGCCTTGAACAATACCAACAAGCTAACGCACGACTCCACAGGCAAGGACAAACACAGCCTGTGATTATCCACCATCTAGTCACTAAAGGTACGATGGACGAGCAAGTTATGAAAGCGTTAGAACGCAAAGAAGCCGGGCAAGATGCCCTCTTAGAAGCTATTAAATATCGTAAAGAATTGTATAAGGAGTAAGACTATGCAAAAGAAATGTAGACGATGCGGAGACACATTTACAGTATCCACTCACGAGGATTATTGCCCTGAGTGTGAAAAAGTAATGACACCTCCAGGGCAAGGTGTAAGTAGAGAGTTAACCTGTGAAGGATGCGGTGAAACCTTTATTCACAAAAAGGAAAAAGCACAAGGCCGTTGGCCTAAATACTGTCCGGAGTGTCTACCTAAGTATTCGAAGGTACCTAAGAAGAAAGTAGACGTGACTCTTGCGAATATGGCAGCTAAGAGAAAAGAAGTAGCCGTGACTCTTGCAAATATGGTAGCCAATACGCTTGAGGAGCCGGAAGTAAAGGTCGTCGAATTGAAAGAAGATGTTATCAACCACCCTTCACACTACACACGTGGTAAGATTGAGGTTATCGATTTTATCGAGGATCAACAGCTTCCATATCATTTAGGTAATGTTATCAAGTACATCGCACGAGCGGGGCATAAGGGCGATAAACTCGAAGACCTAAAAAAAGCAAGATGGTACTTAGACCGGTACATCAATGAGGTAATGCAGCATGAGTGACTATAAGGAAAAAGCAACTGCATATCTGCAAGATATTAAACTAATAGCCATACGTATTCAATCACTACGGCAGGATATTCGTAAACTGCAGTATGATATCATCACCTTATCGGCGATTGATTATTCCAAAGACCGAGTATCGGGCGGAGGGACTCCAGTAGGGCTTGAAGGGGATGTGGCTAGACTTGTCGATACGGTAGATACTAAGAAACGGGAGATAGCAAAGCTTATTGCTAAAAGGGAAGAAGCAAGGGCCTTAATTGAAAAGATAGAATGTATACCAGGGCGTATTATATTATCGCAAGAATACATAAACGGGGCTTTTCCTAAGAAAGTACAAGCGATGATATATTACGAAAAAAGTAGTTACTTCAATTTAAAAAATAAAGCGTTGAACGAGTTAGGGGAACTCCTCTCATAGTGGAGTATTTTGGAGTGTTTTGGAGTATTTTGGACTTAAATGAACCGACTTGACATAGTATAATGTAGTTGTGAAAGGTGTCATTAGTCATCTAACACAAATCCTCTCTTATACACAACTCAGCAAAAAGCACGGTGATGACGACCGTGCTTTTTGTTGTATGTAGCATTGTAAATACAGGGGCCCGTATTTATGATGTAGGCGATCGCGTAAGCTAAGGAGAGGGAATATGTAAAAATGAAATTTACCGCACAATGAAACCAGGGCGAGCCGAATATGTCCACATTATTAAGCTTATACATTATGAGCTTGCCCTGTATCGTTGTACGCTGACATCTGATGACTAGAACTAGTAGTCCTCCAATAACTATATGGCCTAACAACAACCAACTAGTCATCGGATTTGAGCGTACAAACGTATTAAAGGTGATAAGGAATGAGCACAGAAGTCAAATGTATTAAACGTAAATGCCTGAATAATAAAAACGGCGTTTGCAACGCACAACTAATTGAATACGACGGGCTGTGTCAAACGTATATCACACACGACCATGCACATAAAATTAATTGTGGATTATGCACTCGTTCGCACGGCCGATTTAAGAGAAACAGCCGTGATGTATTAAGATAGCCAGGGGGTGAGATAGTGGCTGCATTAGCAAATAAAAGACATGAAAAATTTTGTCATGAGTACATCAAGGATATGAACGCTACACGGGCTGCTATTCGCACTGGTTATTCTGAGAAAACAGCTAAAATGCAAGGCAGTCGCTTGATGACTAATGATGACATCAAGGCAAGGGTCAAAGAGCTCCGTGACGCCTACTTCAACGAAAACATCATGACGGCTCAGCAAGTCGAGTATGAGTTAACAAGAATTGCCCTGGGGCTCTCAAATGAAAAGCAAGTGGTTATCGAGGGCACAGGGGAAGGATGTTCGGAAGCTCGAATTATCGATAAACCGCCGGACGAAAAGTCAAGACTAAAAGCTTTAGAGCTTATGGCTAAACGCCATAGAATACTCAGCGGTGATACGACTATCGATATTAAGCCTGTACTCATCGTAGGCGGTGATGATATTGCAGACTAACAGAGTGTACTTGCCTGATATCGTAGGCAAGGGATACGGCGCTTTTTGGCGGTTCAAAGGTCGTTATAAAGTAGTCAAGGGCAGTCGTGCCAGTAAGAAGTCTTCTACCCAGTCTCTAAAAGTTATTATGGAGATAATGGAGAACCCTTGTATAAACTGGCTAGTCGTTCGTAAGACAGAACGGACTTTGCGTGACAGTTGTTTCGCGCAGCTTAAATGGGCTATGCGCCAGTTGAAGGTGGAGCGGTATTTTAAATGTTCCGTGTCGCCACTTGAAATAACGTACATTCCGACCGGCCAGAAAATCCTATTTCGTGGTCTCGATGATCCTTTAAAGGTTACATCCATTACAGTTGAGGTCGGCGCACTGTGTAGGCTATGGATTGAAGAAGCTTACGAGATTATGAGTGAAGATGCCTTCAACAGACTGGATGAATCTATTCGTGGCCAGTTGCCCGACGGTTTGTATCACCAGGTAGTCTTAACTTTTAACCCGTGGTCCGACAGGCACTGGTTAAAGAAACGTTTCTTTGACGAACCTAGTGATAATGTATTAGCCATGACAACGAATTACCTGTGTAACGAGTTCCTGAGTGACTCCGACTTAGTGTTATTCGAAGAGATGAAGAAAAACCCTAAGCGGTACCAAGTAGCAGGGCTCGGTAACTGGGGCGTTGTTGAAGGACTGGTTTACGAAAACTGGAAAGAACAAGAATTTAGTGTTGATTATATTAGAGGTCAAACCGGTATCAAGTCCGCGTTTGGCCTTGATTTTGGTTATACGGTAGACCCTACAGCGCTAGTGTGCATGCTGGTTGATATGGAATATAAGAAAATCTACATATTCGATGAGCTGTACGAAACAGGGCTTACGAATCAACAATTAGCATCTCGTATCACTGATATGGGGTACGCAAAAGAAAAGATTCGAGCGGATAGCGCCGAGCCTAAATCTATTGAGGAATTGTACCAGGCAGGGCTAAAAGGGATAACCAGGGCACGCAAGGGTAAGGACAGCATATTGAACGGCATTCAGAGGATTCAAGACTACGAATTAATCGTTCATCCAAGATGCGTTAATGTGCTGCGTGAGTTATCCACGTACCAATGGGCGAAGGATCGCTTTGAGAAATACACAGGGAAACCTGAAGACGAAAATAACCATGCTATGGATGCCATGCGGTATGGTTTGGAAGATATTAATGTAGAAAGGTGGTCGTTTGATTGATATTATCTCAGCTGTGGGACCGCATCATAAAAGGTTCAGCGACTATGTCGGAACGCGAGTTCCTACAAGCACAACTGCGTAATTTTCTAGGTAGCGAGCAGCGGAAAACGATGTGTACTGCTATCGATTATTATGACGGTAAACATGACATTTTGAATAAGCAACGATACGTTATTGGCGAGGGTAATACGCGAATAGCGTTACAGGGCGTTCCTAATAATCAGATTGTGGATAACCGATTTGATGATTTAGTAGACCAAAAGGTTAACTACTTATTGTCTAAGCCATTAGATATTAACACCGATGATGACGAGCTCGATAAGATGTTTGGTATTCAATTCCAACGCTTATTGAAGTCAGTTGGTAAATTCGCAACGATGGCAGGAAAGGCGTATATACACCCTTACATAGGCATCGACGGCACGCTAAAGTTTAAGATGATGAAACCGCATCAGGTTTTACCATTTTGGGCGGATGAGGAGCACACACAACTAGATGCGTTCTTATACTTGTACGATATTGAGTACTACACAGGCCTAGAAACTAAGACCATTCACAAAGTGGAATACTACACACCGAATGGTATTCAGTATTACATATGGGATACGGAACGTTTACTTCCTGATCCGGATAAAGAAAACACCGCTAATTTTGCTATTGCCGATAAACCGTATAACTGGGAGCGTATTCCCCTCATTATGTTCCGTGCGAATGAATTTGAGCAACCGCTTATCGTTAAGGTTAAATCTCTGCAAGATGCACTTAACCGATTACTATCCAACTTCCAAGATAATATGGAAGAGGATATCCGCAGCACTATTTTGATACTACAGAACTATGACGGCGAAAATCTCGCTGAGTTCCGTCAAAATCTTGCATCGTATGGGGCAATCAAGGTTCGTACAGTAGATGGTGTCAATGGGGACGTTAAGGCCTTAAAAATAGAGGTGAATAGCGACAATTACCAATTACTGATTAACATTTTGCGTAAAGCGATTATCGAGAACGGCCGGGGCTTTGATGCTAAAGACGATCGGATGGCCAACAATCCTAATCAGATGAACATTATGTCGATGTACTCTGATATTGATTTAGATGCCAATGAAATGGAGCTAGAGTTTAAATCTAGCTTGCACGATTTGATGTGGTTCGTCAACACGTATCGTGGCTTAACTAATCAAGATACAGCTGAAGATGTGGACTTCATATTCAATCGTGACTTGCCTATCAATGAGGGCGATACGATTAACAACTGTAAAAATTCTGTTGGTATCATATCCAATGAAACTATTATCGCAAATCATCCGTGGACGACAGATGCTGCGGAAGAGCTTGCTAAAGTAAAAAAGGAACAGTCCGAAGTAACAGCAGATTTTGTTGTACCGAACGGCGGTGAGGCAGATGGCGAATGATTACTGGGAGAAACGGTATGAGCGGTTACTAGATGAATCGTTCCAAAAAGCGAATCTCACTGATGCGGAAATCAAAGCTAATTACTCCAGGGCGTTACGCAGGATAGAAAAGGCTATCAATGATTGGTATCGTAGGTTTGCCACAGAAAACGGACTCCAACTAGCCGAAGCAAGGAAACTACTAAACGCCTATGAGATGAAAGCCTTTAAAATGGATTTGGCTGAGTTTAAGGCAGAAGCTAAGAAACTCGGCGTATCTGAAGAACATCAACAAATGCTATCAAATGCATCCATTCGTGAGCGGTTAAGCCGTGAACAGATGCTATATATCAACGTGGTTCACGAGCTCGAAATACTAGCTCAAAAGCAGAGTATTTCACTTAACGACCTATTGAAAGATGTGTACCAGTCCTCCGCATATAAGTCCGCATATACCGTGCAGACACAACGCGGAGAATACTCTACAGTTAACACGATTGATAGTAAGCGTGTTGATAGCGTGGTTCACAGTCAATGGGCTAGCGACGGCAAGGACTTCAGTAGTAGGATTTGGGGAGATACAAGTAAGTTAGTAGCTAACTTGCAGAACGATTTCACCCAAGCCCTTATCATTGGGCAAGGGGCGGACACGATGGCGGATAATCTGCATAAGCGGATGAAAACGTCATATAGTAACGCTAAACGATTAATCGAAACAGAGACGGCACGGGTTCACGAACAAGGGTTTCTTGATAGTATGAAAGACCTAGATGTCGAGGAGTTAGAGATACTGGCTACACTAGATAGCCATACTTCTTCTATCTGTAGACACATGGACCGAAAACGTGTCAGAGTCGTAGATGCTAAACCAGGCGTAACCGTTCCGCCGTTTCATTGCTATTGCCGGTCGACTACCATTCCATATATTCCAGGACTCGAAGGAGGAACTCGAACAGGTAGAAATCAGAATGACAAGAGTACTGATTTCGCCGGGGCGATTACCTACGAGGAATGGGAAAAAGAATATATCAATTAGCAGCGGAAACGCTGCTTTTTTATTGCCATTTTAGTATTGTTGGGCGATAACTAACAAGACCGTAGCCGTGAGGTGTGGCTCACGAAAATAAAGCGAAATGGGTATTTTTTAAGGAGGTCACTATGACTAAGGAAGAATTGTTAGCACTAGGATTAACTGAGGAACAGACTGCTAAGGTCGTTGAAGACTATGGCAAGAATTATGTATCTAAAGATCAATTCAATGCTAAAAATGAGGAACTCAAATCCGTAAAAGGGGAACTCACGACTCTTAATGACGAAATTGATAACCTCAAAAAATCTAATGCAGATAATGCGGAGCTTGCGAAACAAATTGAAACGATGAAAGCTGATGCAGAAACTCGTAAGGCCGAATACGAGGGTAAAATCGCACAACTTGAAATCGACAATATTGTGAACGTAGCATTGTCCAACGCAAAAGCTAAAAACAACGTTGCAGTCCGTGCGTTATTGGATTTAACAGATGCAAAAGTGAAGGACGGCAAAATCAAAGGATTAGATGAACAACTTGCTGAAGTTGCTAAAGCTAATCCTTATTTATTTGGGGAAGCGTCCGCCCCTAAAGGTGTAGCGCCTGGTAACCCTGGCGGTAAAACACCAAGTGGCGCAATAACTAAAGAAGACTTCGCTAAAATGACGTACTCTCAACGGGCGGAGTTATTCGCAAACGATGTTGAACTTTACCATTCATTAACAGGAGGAAACGCTAATGAATAAACAATTCTCTTTTAATTTACAAACATTCGCAGCAGGTCCTACGCAAGTTGCTAATGTAGTTAACCCTCAAGTAATGGCGGACATGGTATCCGCAGGCTTACCTAAAGCTATTAAATTTACTCCAATCGCTAAAATCGATAACACATTGGCAGGCGTACCTGGTAACGAAATCACTATTCCAGCATGGGGCTACATTGGTGATGCGGAAGACATCGCAGAAGGCGCAGAAGTACTTGCAACTCAAATGTCCACATCCGTCGCTAAAGCTAAGATTAAAAAAGCAATGAAACGCGTTGATATCACAGACGAAGCTAAATTATCCGGATATGGCGACCCAGTAGGCGAAGCTACTCATCAATTACGTTTGTCCTTGGCATCTAAAATCGACCAAGACGTAGTAACAGCTCTCGGCGGTGCTACTCTTACTGTAACTGATACTAAAGTTATTTCTTATGAAGGTGTAGTCAACGCAGTAGATAAATTGAACGAAGAAGACTACGTTGAAAAATATTTGTTCGTAGCACCTTCTCAAATTACTGCTCTTCGTAAAGACGCTAACTTCATTGATAAAACAAAATACGGTAACGACGTTATGATGACAGGCGAAATCGGTATGATTGCAGGCTGTCGTGTTGTAACATCTCGCCGCATCAATGACACAGGCGCAACTGTTGATAACTTCATCGTTGGTGTAACTGCAGAAGTGGAAGATGGAACACCTGTATTACCAGCTGTAACAATTTACATTAAACGTGACGTTATGATTGAAGCTGATCGTGTTCCTGAAAAAGGTTTGGACAAAATCGTTGCTAACGAACACTACACTGTTGCATTGACTAACCAATCCAAAGTTGTAAAAGCTACATTCAAAAAATAGTAGGTGAATAATATGACCACGAAAGAGACAGTTTTACAAATTCTTGAATCGTGGCTCGGGTATGATGCAATTTCTGATGTAAATATCATTGAGTATATGATTGATGCGGAAACACAACATATCCTCAATGATATCAATCAGAAGGAATTACCTAGCGAATTACAACACGTTCTCGTATATCGTGTAATTGGCAGCTATATCACCACAAACAAAAATAAATTGATTGAAGCTGACGGAGAAATGGCGAGCTCCATTAAAATGGGCGATACTGAAGTTCAGTTTAAAGGGCCCGACAAGGCATCTCGTCTCCAAGAATTGGCCACCGCTTTGAGTGGATATGGAAGGGGTGACCTTGCATGCTTCCGACGGCTAAGATGGTAGACGCTGCTAGAAAGCAGTTAGAACGATTATACGATTGTGCGTGTTATGTTATCTCCGAAGTGGATGCAATGGACCCTGACACCGGAATTATGAGTAAAACTGCCAGTAGAGAGGGTCCTTTTGCTTGTAGAATTAGCTATAAAACTCTCTCTACAGGTCAAAACGCTGAGATTGCAAAATTTAGTACCACCACGGTACTTTTCACCGCTCCGTATGTAATCATACCTAAAGGGGCTCGAATCGAGCTTATAGGGCGAAATACGAAGCAACTTTTTCGCAGTGCATCGATTCCGGCACGATATGATACCCATCAAGAGGTGCAACTCGAAAATTTAGAGGTGCATTGACATGGGTGTTGAATTTGATATGGACGAATTTGCTGAATTTAATCGTAGCTTAGTTAAACTGAGCCAATCAGGCAGTCTTCAGAACTTCAACAAGCAAGTTGTGAAGGAAATGGCTGGCGTGTATGTGCGGGAAGCTAAATTGAACACACCGGTCGGAAAACGATCGATTAAATTCATGCAAAACGGCAAAGTACAAACAAAGTATTTTGATAGTGAGCATACCCGCCAATCGTGGAGTGTTGGTAGATATCAGATTAACGAAAGAACCGGACGGATTGAGGTATTTAACACATCCTCTTACGCCTCGTTCCTTAATGACGGGCACAGGCAAGAAGTTGGGAGATTTCTTCCTTGGATAGGCCAATCTAAAGGCGGAGTTATGCAAGGCGGTAGACTGAAAAAGCCTTGGGTAGATGGTGCGTATATGCACGAAAAAGCTGAAAAGGCGCTCAGTAAAAACGCTAAACGTATTATGGAAATTACATTAAAGAAATGGATTGGAAAGCATGGTGGATTCTGATGTATTAACAGCTGTATCTAAAGCCGTACATACGGCACTTAACGTGCCTATATACCTAGAATTCAAAGAAAATAATATGACGTTCCCTTGCGCATATATCAAGGTGATTGAGCCTAGTATGGGCAGACACGTCGGTGATCTTTACAATACTTCTTTGGATTTAGACATCATGTATTACGCCAATAATCTTGATGTGGTTACTGATACGCGAAAACTCATTGATATTCCTAGTGTGCTGTACCTACTGCTTGAATTTGTACAAGTTGGGGAACGTACAATTATGGGCACAGGTATGAAGTACAAGATTTCAGATGGGGTGCTGCACTTCTTCGTAACGTATGAGAACATACTACGGAAAGTGGCCAAACCTGTCGAACGTATGAAGCACATGGAATTAACAGAAAGGGTAAAAGATGGCAGATGAAAAACAAGCAGTCGAGGTAACGACTGAACAACAATTTGATGCTTACGCTATCATTGCATCTGACAAATACAGACGGTATCGTGATTTACTCACTTGCCTTCTTAATGAAGATGAAATGTATACGGAAAGCGACATTGATAAGATTTTAAATCAGGCATTAACAACGCCTGTGAAAGGTTAGTGAAATATGGCATTAGGTGGTGGCACATTCTTATTCCACAATAAAGTATTGCCAGGTACTTATATTAACTTCGTATCCAAAGACAGAGCATATGCAGAAGTATCTGACCGTGGCTTTGGTGCGATGATGCTCTCCTTTGATTGGGGCCCAAGCGGCGAAGTGTTCCGTGTAGATAACGACACATTCCAAAAGGATTGTCAAAAATACTTTGGTTATGACTACGGCCATGACAAAATGAAGGGCTTACGTGATTTGTTCCGCGGCTTGAAAACTGGTTACTTCTACCGCTTAAACTCTGACGGTGCACAAGCTACAAGCACAATCGGTAAAGCAAAATATAAGGGTATTCGTGGTAACGATTTGGGTGTATCTGTTCAAGCTGATCCAGATAACACAGGTAAATTTATCGTAACTACTTACCTCACTACAGGTGATGTTCGTAAAGCAGTAGATATTCAAAAGAACTTAAAAGATGCAACAGAATTACAAGATAACGATTATATCGTATTCACTAAAACTGGCGCATTAACTACTACAGCTTATACTGCACTATCCGGTGGTACTAACGGCTCTACAATCACTGTTAAGAACTACCAAGACGGCATCGATATGCTTGAACCTTACTACTTCAACACATTGGGTTACGCTGGTGCGGATGACACAATTAAAAACTTGCTCATTGCATTTACTAAACGTTGCCGTGAACAAAGTGGCGCTAAATTCCAATTAGTGATTCATGGTAAGACTAAGGTCAACTATGAAGGTGTTATCTCCATCCTTAATGACGTAACCGACGAAGGCGCTGAAAAAGGCTCTTTGGTGTACTGGACATTAGGTCAAGAAGCATCTTGCAATATCAATGCTACAGTAGGTAACATGATTTATGATGGTGAATACACTGTAAACGTTAAGTACAAACAATTCGAACTTGAACAAGCTATCAAAGATGGTATGTTTATGTTCCACAATGTTACTGACTCCGTTGGTGGTAATATCCAAGGCGACGTTCGTGTATTGAAAGACATCAACACATTTACTGAATTCAGTAAAGCTAAAAACCGCGACTTCTCTCTTAACCAAGTCATTCGTGTATTGGATAACTGGGCAGTTGACGGTGCTAGATTGTTCAATAAAACACATCTTGATAAATCCCCTAATGACCAAGCTGGTCGTGAGTCCTTATGGGGTGACCTTGTATACCTTGCTGAGCAATATCAAAAGGTACGTGCTATCCAAAACTTCGATGATAAGGATATCCCAGTACCTACGCAAGGCGATAACAAGGAAGATGTATTGGTTAACGTACAATTACAACCAACTGTGGCTATGGAAAAATTGTACATGACTGTTGTAGTAGCCTAGGAGGATAACGCATGGAAAATGAAATTTTAGATGCATTGAAAACGATGGATGCAGCTGACGTTGTTTCTTCTAAATTAGCATCTTGCTATATCGTAGAGAACGGGAACAGATACTTACTGTTTCAAGCGAAGAAACTCAGTGCAAAAATCAAAAAGAATAAAGAAAAAGTGGCTATTTTGGGCCGCATTGGTGCGGGTAATAAGTCTACCTCCGTAGAATACAGCGGTAGCTTAACGATTTACCACAACACAGCTTTATTCGATAAGATGGTTGAAAAATACTTGAAAACTGGCGTGGATACATACTTTGATATGCAAGTGGTTAACAACGATCCAACTTCTAAAGCTGGTCGCCGTTCTGTAATTCTAAAAGGTGTGAACCTTGACGAATTAACAGCAGCTGAATTCGACGCTGAAGGCAAATACATTGAACAAGAACACAACTTCACGTATGAAGGTGTTAAGTACGTTCAACACTTTAATGAATTAGACGGGATGCAAGCCTAGTGCTTGCTCCCTTTTTTTAGGAGGTTTTTATAATGGCTGAAAATTTGAGCGCATTCCTTAAGCAAAACGTTGATGTAGTCAATGAAACAGAATATGTAGCATCTAAACGTATTAAAGTGAATGGTGAGCCTGTTGCGTGGAAAATTAAAACATTGGCAACAGATGAAACTGAAAAAATGCGTAAGAAATACACTAAACGCATTACTGACCGCATCACTCGTCAATCCGAAGAACGCTTCGACGCGACTGCATACAACGAAGATGTGCTTTCTAAGGCAATCACTTATCCTAATTTATATGATGCGGAACTTCAAGATAGCTGGGGTGTTACTGAACCAGTTGAGCTTGTAAAAGCAATGCTCACACCAGGTGAATATGCTGACCTTTTGGCAGCAGTAACAGAAGCCCAAGGCTATGATGTCGGCATGGAGGATAAGGTAAAAGAAGTAAAAAACTCCTAGAATCCAATGAAACAGAAACGATGTTCGCATATTTGGCATTTGTTAAATACCATATGCGACCTTCTGTTTTTGCGGATATGGACATGAATGAAAAGGCTGTAGTAATTGCCTTTATTCAGCAACATGCCAAAGACGAGCAAGATGAAATGAATAAGGCAAAAAGGGGGTAATGAATGGCTACACTTTCTAACTATATAAGCCTCTCTACTAATATTCCTAATGCTATGAACGCAGCCGCAAACGCAACAACTAAAGCCTATCAATCCATGAACACGCTACATAATAAGATGACTGGCGTATCAAATGCTAGTGAAACACTAAAAGCTAGCATGGGTGGAATCATGAACAGCTTTGCCGGTAACCTGTTGGCTAGTACGGTAATGAACGGTATTGGCGCTATAAAAGGTGCTATCGAATCAATTCAAGATACTGCTACTGAATGGGCGCAGGTGCAAGCTCGCCTTAAATTGGTAGCCGGAAGCCAGGAGAATGCTATTTACCTAAATAAGCAGATATTTGAATCCGCACAACGTGCAAGGGGTGGATATTTGGAAATGGCTGACGCTGTAATTCAGGTATCCCAATCCGCACATGACGCGTTCCCGGACCCAAGAAAAGCTGTAGAGTTCATGGAAGGTATTCAAAAAGTATTCGCCATCGGCGGTGCATCGAAAGAAGCACAAAAGAACGCTATGCTTCAGTTAACACAAGGTTTAGCAAGCGGACAATTACAAGGTGACGAATTCCGGTCTATCGCCGAAAATGCACCTATGATTGAAAACATCATCGCTAAATCAATGGGCGTATCCCGTGGCGAACTTAAGAAGCTAGCTTCGGAAGGCAAGATTACTGCTGAAGTCATTAAAAACGCTATTATGAATAACTTGCCTGAGATTGAAAAGCAGTTTGAGTCACTTCCTAAAACATGGGGCGATCATATGCAGTCGATTAAGAATAAAGCTATTCGAGCGTTTGAGCCTGTGTTCCAACGAATATCCGACCTTGCTAATAGCGAGGGCGTCCGTGAGTTAGTGGACAACGTAACTGGAGCTATCCAAACGGTAGCGCCGGTATTCTATTGGCTCGTAGGCGTTATCGGAGAAACGATTAACACGGCAGTATGGGCATTTAACACGTTATCTAACTTTGTTAGACAGCACTCGTCTATCATGTATACAGCAATGATAATACTTGGCGGAGTTATGGCTTACTACGCAGTTAAAACAGGAATAGCTGCAGTTAGAACAATTATTGCTGCTGGTGCTATGGCGATTAAAACCGTAGCAGACTGGGCGGAAACTGCTGCTCTATTAGCAATGATTGTAGCTCAAGAGGGCTTGAATGCCGCATTATATGCATGTCCGTTAACATGGGTAATCGGCTTGATTGTTGCAGTTATAGTCGTAATCTACTTAGCAGTAGAAGCTATTAACTATTTCTGTGATGCGAATATTAGCGTACTAGGAATCGTAGTTGGTGCTTTTTGGGCGTTCGGTTCCGCTATTTTCAATGTGTTCGCATTGGGATGGAACATTATCGCAGCATTTGTTAATTTCTTGGCCAACGTATTTAAAGACCCATTACATGCAGTCGCTAACTTGTTTATCGATATATGGAATGGTATTTGGCAATTCGTAAAAGCCAGGATTAACGATATTATTGAAGCGATTAACAAAATCCCTGGTGTAAATATTGATAAAGTCGGCGGGGCTACTGGTGTACTAGAACGATTCGAGATTGCCGGCGGTGAAACCACTGTCATGGGCAAGATGGATTATTCTAGTGTTACAGGGGCTTTCGGGGAAGGCTATAACATTGGGGCTAACCTTAGCCTAGGTGACTTAATGCCTAACATGCCTGGTGTTAAAACCCCCCAAGAGTTTGACGCTAGCAAAATTACTCCAGGTGCTGATCATGATGCGGCCGATAAGACTAAGAAAAACACAGGTAAGACTGCCAAGAATACAGGCAAGATTGCCAAGTCTATCGACATGACAAACGAGGAAATCAAGGCACTCCGTGAAAGCGCTATCGATAAGTCCTTGAAGAGATGGCAAGATGCCAATGTAATTCACATCCAAATGAATAACGATGTGGAAATCAATAACGGCACTGACCTAGATGGCTTTACAAGTCAAATCTCGAAAGGCTTGAAAGATGCATTTGCAATTCAAAGGGAGGGAATCTAAATGTATTACTTCTATATGGGGACGATGCAGATACCGATTCCCCCTAAAGAATTAACCACTACTATCAATGGCAAGAACGAAACAATGGAGCTATTGGGTAAAGGCGAAGTTAACGTTATTAAACCTGCAGGGCTTACTGACATTGCTTTTAAATTCTTATTGCCTAACTCCGATTATCCATTTAATGAGTCTTTGTTGTTTAAGTCTAAAAAGGCTAAGTATTACATCGATGAACTCGAAAAGCTTAAAACTACAAAGACGATCTTCCAATTTATCGTAGTTCGAATGAAACCAGGCGGACAGATGCTAGCCATGACTAACATGAAGTGTACGCTTGAAAACTACGTCATAGAAGAAGATGCGGATAACGGCTTTGACTCATATGCTAGTGTTACCTTGAAGCAGTGGAAGCCTTGGGGAGCTAAACGGATTGAAGTTAAGACTGACAAAGATGGTACTGCAAAAGGTAGCGTTAAGTCGGATAGACCAACAGATGGTAAGGTAGCAGCATCTACTGCTAAGGTCTCCAAAGGACAGACTTTACAACAAATCGTTAAGAAGCAACTAGGCAATACGGATAACCTATTCCAAATTGCTGCCCTTAACAAAATCGCTGTGCCCGCTATCTTGGGAGTTGGCCAAGTAGTCCAGCTTAAACGAGAGGGTAATAACGAATGGCTATAGATGAAAAGAAAACAGTCGAAAAATCTCAAATCAATGGCACTATCATTCCGTTACCCATGCCTGCTCAACTTCACTATGAGCTGACCATCAGAAATAAAAGCACTGGTGATTTGTGGCTCATAGAACCTGAAGACGGCGTACAAATTACGAGAGCAGTTGATTGCGTTCCAAGTAAGATGACTTTCAAAGTGCCTAAAGACCCTAACCTCAGTTTTGAAGAAGGTGATACCGTCAAGTTCACTTTAAACGGCGGGGCGGTATTCTTTGGGTACGTCTTTGAGAAACAACGAGACGGCAAGAATTCTATTTCGGTTACTTGCTATGATCAGATACGTTATCTCAAGAACAAAGACTGCTATGTTATCGGGGCTATGACGGCGACAGAGTTCATCAAAATGGTAGCCGATGACTTTGGTTTGAAATGTGGTTATATGGACGACACCGTGTGGAAAACTCCGGAGAAACCGCAAACCATATTCAAAGATAAGTCACTACAAGAAATGATATGCCAACTGCTCGATAAAACGGCCATATACACGCTGAATCATGCGTTCTACCATTTGTACGATGATGCGGGCGAGTTACGGCTGGCATCGTTTGAGACTATGAAGACAGATATTTACATTGATGATGAGTGCATGGAAGATGTGCAATACACAACTTCCATAGACAAGGAAACATACAACTATGTTAAAATCGTCCGCACAGTTCCAAATGGCGCATCAAGTAAGTTGGAGAACACTTTTATAGCTAAAGACGATAAGAACATCGAGAAATGGGGCAGATTACAGTATCTGCTCATTCCTAAAGAGAAGGACGTCAACGCAGTAGCGCAAGCCAAGGCAATCATGGCTCACAAAAACAAGAAAAGCCGTGAGATTAAGTTGAAAAACGTCATTGGAGATGTGCGTGTGCGCGGAGGCTCGTTGGTGTACATCAATCGAAACTTTGGCGATATGATTGTTAATAATTACATGATGGTGACGTCTGTTACCCATACATTTAAAACAGGATTTCATGGAATGGATTTAGATTTACGATACGTTGATAATGACGCGGCTTATGAAGTTGCAAAAGACGAAGATGCGGAAGCGGTTAAGAAGATTGAAGCTGCTAAGAAAACCAAAGGTACCGCAGTCACTACTGGGGCAGGCGGTACAGCGGGTCAAGTTGATACCGCATTCAGCGCCAATGACGGCCGAGTATCTCAATACGGCAGTCAAGGCTGTGCTGACACAGTATGCGCTACTGGGTCTTGGTACAATTCTGATTTGAAAGATGAGTACAACAAAGGCACGGCAAGAGTTGATACGCTTCGCCAAAATCTCGAGGCTAAAGGTTATACAACGGAACAATTCAACGGATACGCTAATAAAGGCGATTTGCTGATTTATGGTGATGATGAACACGTTGTTATTGCAGATGGCGCAGGCGGATGCTTCGGTAATTCTTCTAAACGTGGCTATGCTATGAAATATGGCAACGCAAATTATGCGTGGCATAATGACGAAGCGCCAACTAAGATTATTCGAATGGGGGCTAAATAATGGATAGCGAGTACATGAAAATCGTTAACACGATTAAAGAAATAGCGAGCACCGTTATATTGAATGGCGAACCTATGGAAGTAATCGTCGGCGAAGTTGTTAGTGTATCACCGCTTGCTATTAAGATTGACCCTAAGTTAACCGTACCTGAAGAAAATATTATTCTTACTAAAAACACCTGTGAATGGACTATGGAGATGAGCGTTGATCATGTTACAGAAAACCGAGCCGGTGGGGGCGGTATGGCTGAATTTGCTAGCCATAACCACGACTACGTTGGCCGTAAGAAGTATCTCGTCCATAACCAATTAGTCATGGGCGACAAAGTCATTATGCTGAAGGAAACAGGCGGACAGCGTTACATAGCATTAGACCGTTGGTATAACCCGAACAGGGGGTGCACGACTAAGTAATGGCAGATAATTTACTATTACCAAAACAAAATAACGATGCGCTTATTCCTGACACAGTAAATTATATTGAACCGTCGCATACGTATGATGTTGATTTTAGAACGGATAGCCAAATTAGGGGCTATGCGGATAAGTTGCGAGCTATGGAGCAAGCGATTTATAAAATCATCAACACGGAGCGATACCAATATATCATTTACAGTTGGAATTACGGCATCGAACTACAAGACTTATTCGGTCAGCCAATTCCGTATGTGTATGCTGAGTTACAGCGTCGTATAGAAGAGGCTTTACTGAATGACGATAGAATCACTAAAGTATACAACTTTGACTTTAGCCACGAAGGTGGTGACGTCATGGTTGAGTTTGATGTAGATACCATCTATGGTACGCTACAAAAAATCAAGAAAGGGGTGAAAGGTATTGTATGAGCATATGACGGCCAATCGAATTGAAAAACGAATGCTCGATAGAGTTAAAGATGAATTCGATAGGCGCGAAGGTAGTGTTATATACGATGCTACAGCTCCAGCAAGTGTAGAGTTTGCAGAACTCTACATCCTAGCAGATGTTATTTTAAAACAAGCGTTTGCAACTACGGCAGACCGTGAGTTCTTAATACTCCGGGCGGCAGAGTTTAATATTTACCCGGAACCGGCCACGCAAGGCGAATTTGAAGCCCAGTTCAATATGGAAGTACCGATTGGCTCCAGGTTTAATTACAACGAATATAACTTTGTTGTAACGGAGATAATCGACGACACGGAGCATAAGTACAAGCTCAAATGCGAACAGTACGGGCGCACTCCTAATGCGACTACAGGTGATATCACGCCAATACAAGGTATTAATGGCCTTACCTCCGCTAAGATATTGAAAAATATCACGCCTGGTGAAGATGAAGAAGACACGGAAGTATTTAGAAAACGATACTTTGATGCTTTGAAATCAAAAGCTTATGGTGGTAATGGTGCTGATTACAAGGAAAAGGTATTAGCTATCCCTGGTGTAGGTGGTGTTAAAGTATACCGCTGTTGGAATGGTGGCGGTACAGTTAAGTTAGTCGTCTTAAATAGTGACTACAAGCCGGCAGCAGATGAACTGATTAAGGAAGTAGAGAACGTTATAGACCCTGCACCGAAAGGCAAAGGCAAAGGCTATGGGCTCGCTCCTATAGGTCATACTGTAACAATCGAAAAGGCTGAACCAGTAACTGTCAACTACCGAATTGAAGTAACTATGATGAGTGGGCATAACGTTAACGAAATTCAAGCACTTGCAGAAAACGCTATCAAGCAACGATTACTTATTCGCGCTAAAGAATGGTGTAATCAAGACGAGAAGGATCATGTTATTCTTCGGTCTAGCCTGGTAACAGCTTTGATGGTTGAGCTTCCTAACGTTCTTGATGTAGGCAGAATTACCGTAAACGGTGCCGCTATATCAAAACTAGAATTAAAGGATAATCAAATCCCAGTATTAGGGACGATTACTTTGGTGACAGTATGATTACAGATTTCGGTATTTTTAAGCGAGATATTGATATCTCACAATTCGCCGTTCCGTTAACTCGAGATTCTCGGGATATCCAAGAAGTGTATCGAGTGGAATCAGCTGAATTACAGCTGCTATGGGATATCATGCTAGATATCTTTAAGGAAGAATACATCTATACCGCATCAGATTACGGGCTCGAAGCCTGGGAACAAATATTAGGCATTAATCCTCCGGATTTGACAGACACAGAAGGGCGCAGAAGTGAAATACTATCAGTATTAATCGGACAGCGCCCTTTTACTATGCCTAAAGTACAAGAAATGCTTAATTTCAAGTTCGGTAATCACGTAGTAGAGCACTCCGTTGTATCTGATAGGTATGAGTACTGGCTAGATGTAGTAGATGGCTTTGAGACTCAATTAAACAATATTATTGATTATGTCGAGCCTTTGATTCCTAAGAACTTAATCATCAAAACTAAAAGTACTACTCAACTTAATGGCGAAATATATATCGGTGCTATCTCCGATGTATATGAATCCTTCCATGTCGGGGCTGCATTAGATAAGTTTGACTTCAAAGTAGGATCTGACATTAATATAGGCATGAGCTTCGACGTATTAGAAACAATTAAAGTATAAGGAGAACACATGGCTTCTATTTATCCAAATACACGATTAACCAATTATGGCCGTGAGTTAATCGCAAAATCACAAGCAACTGGTAAGAAGTTGCAGTATATTAAATTAGTTACTGGGGACGGCCAGCTCGATAATCAAAATATCGATACTATGACCTCTGTAATTGCTCCAAAATTGGAGTGTCCGTTTACCTCTAATGGTGAATTCGTAGGAGACGGCCAATTTAGAATTGAATTTGCAGTAGGCAATAGTACAGTAACTAATGGGTTCTTTGCTAGGGAATTAGGCGTATATGCTAATTTAGAAGGTGAATCTGATTCCGCTGCTAGATTAATTGCATATAGTAATGGCGGTAACTACGCATCCTATATTCCGTCTAAGGAGACACCGATTAATTCTAAAGTATTCTCCTTAGACGTTGTAATTGGCAACTCGACAAATGTAACCGTTAAGAAGATTGATGCGGCGTATCTGACAAGAGGTGCATTAGAGGCCCATAGCCGTGATACAAGTGCGCACGCTCCTATTACAGACCAAATCAAAGCAATCCTCGGTAGTGCAAACTGGAAAGACTCCCCGTCAAGTACGCTTGTTACAATTAAAAACTTACTAGGCCAAGGTGCTATAGTGGCGTCTAAGCTTGATGCTAATGCTGGTTTTGTAAAATTCGCCAATGGCTTCACTATCCAGTGGGGA